AGCTATTTTGCAAAATTAGCTGAAAATTAGAAAATACCCCGAAAAAATTTTCGGGCCATTTTTTACGCCAGAGGTCGTTCAAAACGACCTCTTTTTTTATGGTGAAATTGTGCGTGGATTCTCTGTTTTTTTCAAATCATCACTGATGTATTGACTTGATTTTTTATATTCCATAATCTCCTCCACGTTCTCTAAAAATAAACTTAGATACTCTATTTTTAAAATATTGATATTTCTTTTTGCATCATTTAAATCAATTTCATGTTGTAAAAAAGTGAATGATTTTAATTTTGATTCAGTTCTCAAAACACCACGATCTAAAAAAGTAACTGAGTGTCCAGCTGGAACCTTGAGTCCCTCTGGTTGAATCAATCGACCATTTGAATCTCTAAGTATCTCTGTTTCATAATGATGAATATTTGATAATTCTGTTTCTGTGTATTTTGCATTGAGGTAAGTTAGAAAATCTTGATTTCCCATTGGCCATTCATCTCTAACATGAACTATATTATTAGTTGTCAAAATAACCCAATCTAGTCCAGAGTCACCATAAAAATCATATGCTACAGAATCTGGTCTTTCATCACCCTCTACAGAATATTTTGTAAATGCGGTGATCTCATCAAAAATATCATCACGAATTACAGCTCTTTTGAATAAATTTTTAACAGTTTGAAAATCATATACAGAAGTCCGATCATTTGTTAATGAGGGATAGTCAAGTTTTGGAACTTGTCTGAAATATGAATTTGGTGAACCTGAGTATGTCATTTTAGAAACCTACGCTATCAGATCCTCTGAAGACATCATCATCTTTTTGATCTTTTTCATATATTGGTCTTAATTCAGTAAAGTTAAGATCCATTTTAACTGCAACTGGTTGAGAATCACGATATGCAGACCAATATCCACTTGGAGCATAATCAACGTTTACGGTTGTTAATGCAAGACCGCCAGGACTGAATCTATTCACAGTTTTCAATAAACCACCAGCATTTCTATACTCTAAAGTAAATATATCAGGACTCTTGATGAGAGTTGTATTTCTAAATTTTGGCGCCATACCTTTTTTAAACCATTTAATTATTTTTCTAATTTGTTTACCTTCATCCTCACTTCTCGCAATCATCAGAAAACTAAAGTTGAAATCACGAATTACAGGCCCTTGAAATAACATCTCTGCGTTTGGATTTAAGACCGCACCACCAGTTCTTGCAAGAAATGTGTCTGGACTAATTTGAGTTCCTAGTGCATTTCCAGCTAGACCAGCGACTCCAGATGTGACTGAGACTGAAGCTGCTGAACCAAGAGCTTTTCTAAAATTTTCTCTCTCTTCTTTACTACCAAACCCTGAACCAAATTGACCTTCACTTTTTAATCTATCAAGTGCCTTTGTCTGTTTTTCTCTTTCTTCATTAGTTAAACCTGGCGTTAAACCTATTAACTTTCCAAGTCCCTCTGATGCACCTAGAGCTCCGAGTCCGAAAGCAGTGATTTTATTTTCTCCCCAATCAGCACCATTTACATCAACTACTTTTGGCATTGGTAACAGAACAGATCCTTGAAGTTTGCTACCTTTTACACTGTCACCAGCCACGTTTGTATCTTGTTTCGCAAGACCTTGATTTGGTTTACTTTGATTTATATTTGGTCTGACATATTCCCACTTTTGTATCTTTAAATGATCTTGATCTGTGTTGATGTCTGAAGGATACGCATATATTTCATTTAAAAGTCTATTTTTTCTTTCATAACCATACTCTCTTCCATACACACCCTCAGTATGTCTACTTGGTGTATATCCTCCATAAAAAGTGTCTTCAAGATTTTCTTCAATAGCAATTGCAGCTTGATTTGTAGCTTTTTTACCTTGTTCATTAAAATAATCTTGTAACTCAGCAGAGGTCGCTTGAACTGCTGAATCTTCATATGCGTTTTTATTTGACCCATGCTTTGCAATATTATAAGCATTTAATGCCTCATCTGATGCTGCAATATCACCAAAAGTGCTTAATCTTGGATTTAGATATTCATTTACAAGTGAGTTTCCGAATTGTCCATTATCATCTGCTTTTTTTATACCAACTATTTTATCATCAACAATATCAAAGGAATACTTTGATCCCTCTATATCGTATCCTCTACTTCTTTTTTTTGCTCCTGACCCTCTTACATTTGCCATTAGTTTGTGTTATAAATTCTGTTTCTTGGAACACTAATACCTCTCATATCAACAAATCTTTCAGTGGGTAATTGTGCTACATCAGTCCACTCAGATTCTGGAATACGATATGGTTGCCCTCTAACACCAGTATAAAGATATTTATGCAGTGTTCTTCTAGGTGCAGATATTGAACCTTGAGCAGAGTTATTTAGTAAGCTCATTGCAAGTTCTTCTCTTTGGGTTAATTTAACATAATGAAGATTACAACCTAAAAATCCACCTGTGGTCATTTCAATCACATATGATAATGGATATTGATCATAATATGGTTGTTTTGTTTGTGCTTGATATGTAAAAAAATACAATTCGCCAGGAGCAAATCCACCAGTATCAGCATAGTCATCATTAAAATTTGTTGAACCAAGTTCCTCAATTAGTTGACTGCGAAAATAATCCTCATTGACTTGACCACCAACTTTATTTAATATGTTTTGAAGAATGCTCATCGGATTCCTAATTCTTTTTCAGTCATAATTTTGAATTCTAATTTACGATCTGCACAAAATTCTCTCGCTGCTTTCCATTTTGCTTGATTCTTAACGTAGGTTATTGACTCATTTATCATTGTTTTTCTCGATTTACCTTTTGTTGCCTTTGGTTCAAGTGTCTCTCTCATTGGTTTTACTTCAATCACAGATCTGCGAATATTATTATCTTTATCCTTATATTTAATGAAAAAATCAGGAAAATATCTACGAACACGATTTGTTGTTGGATCTAGATATGGAATCCAAAATTCCTCAGACGCCCATTCAAGAATATTTTCGTTCAGATCACAATAATTCATGAATTTTCTTTCCCACAAAGACCTATAAATAATATTAGATTGATCACCCTTATATTTTTTGGGGTTAGAAGGCCTATATATCCCTTTATAGCTCATATATAGTAATAACAACACAAATTTATTTATCGTGGCAAGTAAAAGTATATTCCCAAGAAGATCTGACATATTTAAACCAAATATGAAGGATATCAGAGATACCGTTGCACGGCCTTCTCTTGATACCTTTTATCAAGTTACTTTTTCTTTTGGTAAAGCTGATAGATGGTTAGGAAGTAATGGTTTTCGACAATTTTCTGGTAGTTCAATACCTCTTCCAAGTGATAAAAGATCTCAGGGTAGAAGTTATAAAGATAAAATGTCAATATTATGTACTGAAGCAGAAATTCCAGGCACATCTTTTCAAACAAGTCTCGCTGTAGGTCATCATCAGGGTATTCAAGAGGAATTTCCGAATCTTAGAAGTTTTCCACCTCTCAACTTAACATTTTATCTTGACGCTGACATGGTGGTTTTAGAAGTTTTAGAGAAGTGGATGACATACATCAATCCCATCTCTACAAATAAAAGAGACTTAAATGCTTACGGAAGATTTAACTATCCAGATGATTATAAAGAGATAATTCATCTCACCAAATTTGAAAGAGACACTTTTACAGATCGTGGATCATCAACAGAATATCAATCTAGGTTAACCACATATGAATTCGTTAATGTGTGGCCTACTAATTTAACTTCAATGAGAGTTGCCTACGGCGACTCAAATGTGTTAAGATGTAGTGTGCAACTTGCTTACGATAGATTCTTTACTGATTTTGGTTATAATGATACTCATCAAGTTCCGATAAACGGTGAGTTTTTACCATCTAATCCAAAATTATTCTCTGAAATATCAAGGGATCAACCAGAACAACAAGAAAGAAGAGGTGGTCAAGGTGGATTAGCATTAGGAACTACAACTAACAGACAAGGTGGTCTCTACTAAATAAATTACTGAATAAAATATTATGCCATTACCTACCATTGAAACTCCTACATATGAGTTGAAGTTACCTTCATCAAATAAAAAAATTAAATACAGACCTTTCCTTGTCAAAGAGGAGAAGATTTTAATTTTAGCATTAGAATCAAAAAATCAAGATGAAATCACTAATGCTGTGACAGATGTATTGAAGAAATGCATTTTAACTAGAGGAGTTGATGTTGATAGTCTTCCTACGTTTGATATTGAATATGTTTTCTTAAATATTCGTGCAAAGTCTATTGGTGAAGACATCAAAATGACAGTCACCTGTGCTGATGATGGAAAGACAACAGTTCCAGTTACAATATATGTGGATGAGATTAAGGTTATCAAACCAAAGGGTCACACAACTGACGTTGTGATTGATGATAAAATGACTATGAGAATGAAATATCCATCACTTAACCAATTTGTTCAAAATAATTTTGATTTAGAAGATGATCCAGAAGTTATGGTTGATAAAACTTTGAAAGTTGTTGCTGATTGCATGGATACAGTTTATACAGAGGAAGATGCATGGGAGGCTAAAGATTATACGCCAGATGAGAGAGTTAATTTTATTGAACAGTTAAATTCAAAACAATACAAAAAAGTTGAGAATTTTTTTGCAACGATGCCTAAATTATCACACACCATTGAGGTCATAAATCCAAACACAAAAGAAAAGAATAGTATCGTTTTGGAGGGTCTAGCCGATTTTTTCGGCTAAGTATTGCAAGAGAGGATCTTGAATCCTATTACCGTATCAATTTCGCTCTCATGCAATACCATAAATACAGCTTGACGGAACTAGAAAATATGATGCCTTGGGAGAGAGACATTTACGTCACTCTTCTTCAAGATTATATTGAAAAGGAAAATCTAAAGAGACAACAACAGGAAGGCGTCCAGAAGTATGGATGAAGAACAACCTAAAAAGAAAATAACTCTGAGTAATTTCTTTGAGTCAATTCAATCAGTTGACAAGACGGCTAATCGTGCTCTGAAAAAAACTGATTTTAATTTGGGAATAATTAATAGTAATAAATCATTAATTGAAACTTTGTCAAAAAGTTTTGATATTATTAAAACAGAGATAAAAGAGATAAAAGAATATATTACGATTGAAAAAGATTTAGAAAAAGATAAATTATTCTCTCAAGAAGATCAAGAACAAAAGATAAGAAGATTAGAACGACTTCAAGGAATAGAAGGTAGTAAAGTAGACCCAGCAGACGCTGCTGCTGGTACAACAGATGATAGTGATTTTCAAAAACAAGCATCAGATACAGTTAAAAAAGCTCTTCAAAACCCAGATGTTGTATCTATCTTAACTGGACTTATTGGATTGAGTGTTGCTGGTCTCATGGGTGCTGGTGAGGAAGCTGTTGAAGATGTTGAGGAAGCTGTTGAAGATGTTAAAGAAAGAAAATTTAGTGAAAAAACTGGTGGAGTTCTTGATTCCTTGTCTGGTAATCTAACTGATTTTGACAGAAGAGGTGGAAAACCAGTTGGAGTGAGTGGTGCTGCCACAGGTATAATAGATTTCTTCACTGCTAATATGTTTGACCTTGACAAAAGAGGAGGACTTTTTGAATCTAAAGAATCATTTGAAAGAAGAGAGAAAATAAATGAAAAAATAAAAGAAGAAAAAAAGAATAGACCTAAGAAAGGATTGATGAGATTTTTACCATTTAAATTTGGAACTGAAATTGGAGGTGTGGATGGCCCTGACGGTATAGATCGAATTCCAGCAATGTTAACAAAAGGTGAGACAGTTCTTTCAAAGGATGAATCAGAAAATTTGAAAGAAATGGGAGTATTCAATGTTGATAAATTAGTTGGGGGTCTGAAGAAAATGTTTTCTGAGGGTAAAGAAACCACTAGAAGTTTACAAAATTTATCAGATGAGGATTATTATTATCTTGGTCTTGCGGTTTCTGGTGAAGCTACATTGAATAGTGATGATGTGTATGGTGTCGTTGCTTCAATATTAAACAGAGTTGCCTCAAAACAATACAAAAATACTGTTAAAGATGTAGTTCTTAGTAGTGACACGGCAGATGGAAAGATGGAATATGAAGCGTTAAATATCATGGATGTTAATAATCCAAACATATCCAAGGAAGTTAAAAATTTCTTACAGGGTGATAAAAGAAATATTATAAAAGATTTAAAGTCAGAGAAAGGTCAAAAAGAAATTATTGAGGCAATTCAAATTTTAGATGGCAGAACAAATTATAAAGGACAAGATCAAATTTCAAATAGAGTAAAGGAAGAGGATCCAATGTTTGATCCAAAGGGTAATTTTTTCCATTATAATTTCCAAGAAACTCCAATGACTTTAAGAAATGCTACTGAGGAACAGAAAAATTATCGTCCACCAACCATTAAAGATTTTGTAAAACAAATTGAGCCAAAACCAACAGGTTTAATGAGAGTGGTTTCTGGAGTTCTTGATGCTGTTACTGGTGATAAATATGATTTCGATGGTAGATCTTCTGATAATCTTCAATCAGTGATTGAAAGTAAATCAGATCAATTAGCTCAAAATATTCTTACACCACCAACTACTCAAAGTAATAATGTTAATTTATTACCCATACCAATAACTCAACAATCACAACCAATAAACGGAAATGTTCCTGTTTCATCTCCCATAGTATCACCACAAGTCTCAACAACGCCAGTCACATCAACTATGAGTACTGTAAGTTTTATTAATATGATATCAAATAAACAATTATCAATAGGATGATATTATGAGTTATAGAGGCAGTTATCTTATTTCCAAATGTGAGTTGATTCCAAATGGATCATCTTTGAAAAAAAATTATGATATAGCTCGTGGAAATCCATCAATTAATTATTATGAAAGTGTTACAAGTCCATCGATATCCATGACAGTTTCTTTTATTGATATTGATCAGATGATCAGTGTAAAAGGAATAACTGGTGGGGAAATGATTGATTTAGAAATTATAATACCAGATTTTGAAGAAAAATTTAAAATTACATCTAAAAAACAAAAAATGGTTTTGAACTCTGTTCGAGATGTTGTGACTTCCTCCAATAAACAAACGGCGACTTTAGAGTTTATTTCAGAAGAATCATTGGTTAATGAAACTTGTAGAGTTAACAAAAAGTTCACAGGGAATGTCACACAAATTGTAAATGAATTACTAGAATCTGAAACAAAAGGAATCAAAACTAAAAAAGAAATAAAATCAGATGATGCTGTAAATAAGTATTCATTTGTAGGAAATCTAAAAAGACCTTTTGAAACAATTCAATGGTTATGTCCGAAAGCACAGGCTTCTTCTAAGAATTTTGGTTTTTTATTTTTTGAAAATCGAGATGGTTTTCATTTTAAATCGATTGAGAATTTACTAAAACAAGAACCAGAATTTTTGTATAAAAAACCAGATCGTCCAACAGAGACTGATCTTAGAATTATTGAAAGTAATTTAAATCAATCTAATGACATGGGTATTAACGCAAGAATGGGTATGTATTCAAATAAAACAATATATATTGATCTTGAAAATGAAACTTATGAAGAGACAGATTTCAATATTTCTGAACTAAATCCAGAGAAACCTTTGAAAGTGATTGATACATTAAAAGAGAAGCCAACTCGATTAATGTTTAGAATTTTAGATCAAGGAGCTTTACAAAAAGGATCAAAGAAAGAAGAAGTTGAGAAGAGAAATGAGCTTGCCGTTTATCAAAATAAATCTTATATTAGGAACAAC